AACTAGTTAATGTTGAGCTTTTAGTACCTTACGCTAACAATGCGAGAACCCATTCAAAAGAGCAGATTAAGAAGCTTCAATCATCTCTTAGAGAGTTTGGTTTTATTAATCCTTTGATTATTGATAGGGAATATAACGTACTAGCTGGACATGGTAGACTTTCAGCAGCCAAAGCTGAAGGTTATAAAGAGGTGCCATGTGTATTTGTTGAGGACTTATCAGAAGCTCAGAAGAAAGCATACATTATAGCTGATAACAGAATGGCTCTTGATGCTGGCTGGGATGAAGAACTATTAGCAGTAGAACTTGAAGGATTATCTGATTTAGGTTTTGATTTATCGCTTACTGGTTTTGATGAAAAGGAACTATCTAACCTATTCAAAAGCGATGAAGCAGAAATAGAAGATGACGATTACGATTTAACTGAAGCCTTAGAAAAAGCAGCATTTGTAGAATATGGAGATCGCTGGATTGTTGGACGCCATGTTTTAGTTTGCGGTGATGCTACTAATCCAGATGATGTCAACAAACTCATGGATGGTAAAAGAGCAAACTTGCTTCTGACCGATCCGCCTTACGGAGTTTCTTTCACAAGTTCAAGTGGTTTAAAAATTAAGAATGACTCACTTAAGAATGAGGAGTTCTATCAGTTTTTACTAAAGGCATTTAAGAACATGGTTGATCACTGCGAGCCTGGTGCATCGGCTTATTGTTTTCATGCAGATACAGAAGGCTTGAACTTTAGAACAGCATTTCATGATGCAGGGTTACATTTGGCTGGATGTTGCATTTGGGTTAAAGACTCACTTGTTTTAGGTAGATCCGATTATCAGTGGCAGCATGAACCAGTGCTTTATGGTTTCTTAAAGAACGGTAAACACAACTGGTATTCCGATAGAAAACAAACAACTATCTGGAACTTCAAAAAGCCAAAGAGAAACGAAAATCATCCAACAAGTAAGCCACTAGATTTGCTTTCATATCCTTTAAGAAATAGCTCACAAGAGAACGCCATTGTTGTTGATACTTTTGGTGGTTCTGGTTCCACTTTGATGGCCTGCGAATTGACTAATAGAATCTGCTACACAATGGAAATTGATGAAAAGTATGCGTCTGTAATTCTTAGAAGATACGTAGAGAACACAGGTGATGCAGACAATGTATATTGCATTAGAAATGGTCAAAAAGTAGCATATGCAGATGTTGTTAAGCAAGTTGAAGGCAGTTCAGAAAATTCTAGTACTAATGACTTGATATAATTGCCGTTTAGAGCGATATATATAGTACCTTAAAGGAGGTATAGAAATGGCAAATAAAACAGTAGAAGAATTGAGAACAGAGCTAAAAGATGCTTGCGAAAAGTATGAAACAAGATACTCTGGAATGGAGTATTTGGTTAATTATTACATTAAGTCACTTAATTGGACAGAAAAAGAAGCACTAGAATATGCTTTGAAGTTATTTCATGACGGAACAATTACTCAGATTAAGCTAATTGGTAAAGATGGAAATGAATTATAATTTGGGGGATTAAGATGCTCGATAAAATAGTCGATATGCTTAGAAAAGAATATCCAGAAGGAACAAGGATTGAATTATTGAAGATGGATGATACTCAAGCACCTCCAATTGGAACAAAAGGAACGATCGTTGGGGTTGATGATATTGGCTCAATTTTAGTTCGTTGGGACAACGGAAGTTCACTTAATTTAATCTATGGAGAAGACTTGTTTAAGGTTATAGTTCAAGAAAAAGTTTGATATATAAATATATCAAAAATAGTTGAAAAATACTTCTCAAATGACTTGATATTAATTGCCTTTAGAGTGATATATATACACGACAAAGGAATACACAAGTCTATTGAGGAGGATTGAAAATGAAAGAAAAAATTAAAAACCAAATCGACAACATGAAGAATCAAACAATCGGTGTCGAGATTGAGATGAACAACATTACAAGAAAGAAGGCAGCTGAATTAGTAGCCGCATTCTTTGGAACAAGAGCATGGAACGCTGCAGGCGAATACGGATATTCAACATGGGCTTGCAAAGATACAAACGGTAGAATTTGGAAGTTTCAAAAGGATGTTAGCATTGCAGGACCAGACGATGAAAAATGCGAAATGGTAACACCAATCCTAAAATATGAAGATATTGATGCTTTACAAGAGATAATCAGAATTTTAAGAAAGTCTGGAGCAAAAAGCGATGCATCAAGAATGTGTGGAGTTCATATTCACATTGGAGCAAACGGTCACACACCAAAGACCATGAGAAATCTAACAAATATCATGGCCAGCCACGAAGGTTTATTAGCAGAGGCTTTAGAACTTGATAGAAACAGAATTGGCAGATACTGTAAGATGGTTGATCCAAGATTTCTAGCTTCCTTAAACAAAAAGAAACCTTCAACAATGAGTGGTTTTGCAGACGTTTGGTACAAAAGCCAAAATGAAGATTATGCAAGAAGCCATCATTACAATGGTTCAAGATACCACATGCTAAACTTCCATGCAACTTTCACAAAAGGAACAATTGAATTCAGATTATTCCAATTTGATGCACCTAAAGATGGCAAACAAAACGGCCTTCACGCTGGCCAATTAAAGAGTTACATTCAATTATGCCTAGCACTCAGTCAAATGGCTAAGGAAGCCAAAGGAGCCTCACCAAAGCCGCAACAAAACGAGAATCCAAAGTATGCAATGAGAACATGGTTATTAAGACTTGGATTCATCGGTGAGGAATTCGCAACAGCAAGAGAATTCTTAACAAAAAGACTATCTGGTGATGCAAGCTTTAGAAGCGGGGTAAGACCTGCTTCTATGGTTTCAGCTTAAGGAGGTGCAGCATGAGTAAATATTACATTGCTTACGGAAGCAACCTCAATGTTAACCAGATGAAAAGAAGATGTCCAACTGCTAAGGTCGTTGGAACTGGGTTTATTGAAGATTATGAATTACTTTTCAAAGGTAGCAAAACTGGTGGTTACCTGACAATTGAAAAAGCAGAAGGAAAATCACTACCAGTTGCAATTTGGAAAGTAACTGAACTCGATGAACAAGCACTTGACAGATACGAAGGTTATCCAACCTTTTATTATAAGACCGATGTTGAGATTAATATCAAAGGCATCAAAACAGGATCTGAGTATAGAAAGAAAGCATTCGTTTATATCATGCACGAAGATCGAGATGTAGGGATGCCTTCAAAGTCCTATGTGATGACATGCCTTGAAGGTTACAAGACATTTGGATTTAGTCCTAAGTATCTAGAAGATGCATTAAAAAGAACTATGGAGGTTAACAATGAAAGCAACAACTGATTTTATAAAAACGTGTCCTTTGTGTGGTAAGGAATACAAAGGTCATCCAGCAATTTCAAGAGTAGATAATCAAACACCAATATGTCCTACTTGCGGAACCAGACAAGCCCTTGAGGGACTTGGTTTGAAATCTGATGAAATTGATAAGATAATACTCGAAATTCCGAAAATTGAAGATTTGTAAAATTTTATATCAAAAACAAGGGAGTCGATTTAATTGGTCGGCTTTTCTTTTACAAAAATATGGAGGATGAGGTTTTGGGAAGATTAAAGAATTATGTTCCTACCAAGTTCAAAGCCAAAAACTCCGTTTACAGTAAAGAGGCAGCAGACAGAGCTGTTTGCTTTATTGAGTCATTAAAACACACAGATGGAGTTTGGTATAAAAAGCCGTTTGAACTCCTTGATTGGCAGGAACAAATAATAAGAGATGTATTTGGAATTTTGAAGCCTGATGGATATAGACAGTTTAATACTGCCTACATCGAAATACCAAAGAAACAAGGAAAGAGTGAACTTGCAGCAGCGGTTGCTCTTTTACTTACTTGTGGTGACTTTGAAGAAGGAGCTCAAGTATATGGATGTGCTGCTGATAGAAACCAAGCAAAGATTGTATTTAACGTTGCAAAGAAAATGGTCGAGCTTAATAAGTACTTAAAAAAAGCAGTAAAGATTTCTGAATCAAAAAACAGAATTGAATACAAGAATAGTTTTTATCAGGTTCTTTCCGCAGAAGCTTACTCAAAGCATGGATTCAATATACATGGTGTTGTGTTTGATGAACTTCATGCTCAACCAAACAGAAAATTATACGATGTTATGACAAAGGGTTCTGGTGATGCCAGAAAGCAACCTTTGTTTTTTCTTATTACTACAGCTGGTGATGATACAAACTCTATCTGTTATGAAGTACATCAAAAGGCAAAGGATATCTTGGAAGGAAGAAAGATTGATCCTACATTTTATCCAGTGATTTATGGTGCAGAGCAAGATGATGATTGGACTGATCCTGAAGTTTGGAAAAAGGCTAATCCTAGTCTAGGAGTGACAGTAGACATTGAAAAAGTAAGGGCAGCTTGTGAATCTGCAAAGCAAATGCCAAGTGAAGAAAAT